GTGATCATGCGGGGTACACCGCCGACGCGCAGGTAGCCGCCGGTCAGCCATCCGCTGCTCTGCGACAGGAAGGCCACCGAGGTTGCCGTCAGTCCGGAAACCGCGCTCAACGTGCCGGCGATCTTGTAGGCCTGGTTGTTGATGCCACAGCCCGGGTCGTAAAGGGCATGACGGCAACCCGTCTGGTAATGCGCCCGCAGCCCCGGGCGCTTCAAGGCCGTGAAGATCGACTCGCAGCGGATCGTCGCACCGCTTCCGGCAAACACCACCGAAGCCACCCGGCCCTTCCACGCCGTGATGTATTCGCTGTCGCCGTAGTGATTGCGAAACAGCGTCAGGGACACAACGCCGTTGGGCCGGCTGGCGGCAAACAACTGGGCCACCGCAAAGTCGCGCGCACATTCCAGTTCGATACCATTGCGCGAGAAATCCGGCGATTGTTCCAGTCCTGAACGGCGCAGAACGGCCGGCTGGTAGGTGTCGGCCTGGTAGGTCACGACCTCGCGGCCACTGGTCACCGCCCAAACCTGCTGGCCAAGAACGAAGCGATAGAGTTCCACCGGCAGACCAGCGGCCACCGAGGTTTCCTGCGTGAGGTAGGACATGATGACTCCCGAAGGGCCGTCCCGAGGGAGGCATCAGCCCCCTGTGGGGGCAGCGAACAGATTTATGTGAGCGTGGGGGCCCATGGATTAGCCTTTGATGCTCTTGATCGGTAGCGCCGATTCGACGATCCGGTCGGAGATCCAGTGCAATTCGATCTGGTCGCTGTCGAGCCGGCTTTTTTCAAGGAAGTAAATGGCGAGCCAGTCTTCAGGGTTGGCATCGAAGCCGAAGGTCTGATCGAGTGTCATCGTTTCCTCTTCAGAGGTGCTCCCGGCACCAAAGCTCAGGATCGTGCGGTAGTACCAGGTGCCGTTCTTGTGCAGGAAGGCGGCTTCGGTGCGTCCCGGCATCGGGTTGAAGTACAGGGCATAACCCCGCGCCGCCACGGTCATCACCGTCTGGTTCGACAGGATCTTGCGGGTCGGCACGATGGACGTTTCCCAACCCGGCTGCCAGAATGCGACCAGGCGTCCGGCACGGGCCGCCAGCCAGCCCTTGAAGGCGGCAATCTCCGCACGACTGCTGAAGCGGAAATCAAAGGTGCGACGAATGAACGGTCGCGCCCCCGAGTCATCCACCGCCGTGATGCCGGTTTCGTAGTCCAGGACCTCGGCGAGCCGCTGATACTCCACATCGACATCGCGCTCCCGGTTCGGTCGTGGGAAGGTCATCGGCCAGATCGGCACATTGCTCAGTCTGGTGGCGTTGTCCTGCTTGGTGATCGTTGTGCCACCCGCGATATCGAACACCACCCGGGCCGTGACGATGGCTTCCGTGACCCGCGTCACCGGCTGGCTGATGCGCAACCTTGCGGTGCGCGCCGGTGTCACGAAGGCGCCTGCCGGCCAGGACTGGAGGATGGGTTGCTTGAGCGTCACGCCATTGCTGGCCACCGACAGGACTTCAGCCGCCTCGGTATTGCGGCTGTCGGTACCGATCACCAGCAGGCCATCGGCCTCGTACTCCAGATGCGTCGTCGTCAGCGGAATGAAGGTACTGCCCGCCACCAGGCTGCCTGCCAACTGGGTTTTGTCCGGCCAGATCGGCAAGGCATAGACCCGCGACTGCCAGGCCGACAGCAGCACATCCAGCAAGGCCGCATCGTCGCGCCCGAGCAGGATCGTGAATTCGAGCGAGCGGCGCGGATTGACGCGCAGGCTGACGCGCTGTTCCGTGCCATCCCGGGCGGTCAGCACATCGGTGGCCCAGGCCAGTCGTTCCAGCCAGGACTCGCCCCAGTGGGGCCGCAGGCCGAAGACCACGACCCGCCGCCCCGAGATGCTCAGGCGGGGTGTCTCCCCAGGAAACTGGAATGTGAAGGACGCCTCGATGACCGGGGGACCATCAAGGCTGATGGAAACCTCGTACAAGCGCGACGACAGCATGCCGAATGACGTTGGGGGATTGCTGCTGCCCGACAGCACGATGCCCCCATCGTTCTCGCCGACGATGGCCGACAAGGTCTTGGTGGCGAAATGCGCGTTCCACACCTCGATCTGCCGCATCTGCGTCGACAGCAGATTGCCCAGGATGATCTTGCCCGGCAGCAGATGAATCTGGTGATACCAATGCTGCTCGAACTGGCGGATCGTGAAGCCGGCGAAGCCCACCGGCAGTTCGCTGACCGGCAGCAGGTTGGTCAGGGAGCCGCCGCTGGAGAATCGGGCAATGGCCCCTTCATACGGGCGAAACGGTGCCGGCAGGAATTTCTCCGGCAAGGCATAGGCCGGATCGCCCTTCACGCCTGAGGGCAACACACCTCCCGCAAAGATCGTCATTTCTTGAAGGCGTAGCCGCCATAGGATGTACTGAACACCATCCACTCGTCGCTGCCGAGCGTCACGATGTCCTTGTTGGCGTACTGACCGTTCATGCGCAGCAGACGGGCCTCGGGGATATAGCCCACCATCGAGTAATAGTAGGTCGGCGCGGTCCGTCCTACCTCTACCGTGATCGGATACAGCGGCGTCACCCCGTTGAAGGTGATCGGTGAATAGCTGTCCAGGTTGCGCGTCAGGCTCGAATAAAACATTCTCGATGCCGTACTGCCCGAACCGTTGGCGGTTTTCCAGGCATTGGTTGCGCTGTCGATGTCGGCCCGCACGGCACCGCTGTAGCTGTCGGAGAGAAAGGCGCCACCGGTGAAGCTGCAGGTCTTGGTCATGGTGCCGAAGAGCAGCATGTTGTAGGTGGTGCTGGTGTATTGCACGACGCAATAGCAGTAGCCGTCTCCGCCAAACAGGAAGTATTCGGCACTGCCGGACAGCAGGTTTGCGGAAATCGAGCCGCCCGATACGGTTTGTGAGCCGTAGGCCAGGCCGCTGCTGAACGCGGTCGAGCCATAGGCCGCGAGGTAGCTACTCCAGGAGTGCAGATTGACGTATTGGCCGCTGCCCGCGTGTTGCAGGTGCAGCCGGTAGTAGCCCGAGTCCGCCTGGTACATCAGCTGCGTGTAGCCGCAGTATGTCGTGGTGAAGAGTCGGATCTTGTCGAGCAGGTCGTTCGGCGAGGTGGTGATGCCGGATTGGAATGCCATGATCTATGAGAGCCTCAGTGCCCAATAGTCGTAGTACCCGGTGCGATACACGTCCTGCACAACAAGGTGATCCACGCCATTGGCGGTGATGATGTTCTCCACGGCATTGCCGTAGCCCGGCACGCTGTACATGCCATCCAGTTCGCCAAGGCCCTGCATCACGAAGGGCAGCAGCGGGTAGCTGCCATCCGGGGCTTCCCGCTGATTGCTGCCCCAGGTACCCGGCCAGAAATACGGACTGCTGTTCCAGGTGCCCGTGGGCGACCAGTACGCTCCGGAATAGCCGGCCGTGCGCGGCAGATGGTTGCGGTAGGTGATCGCACTGCTCCAGCGTGTCGAACTGTTGTACGAGCCACCCACCACCAATGGATAAGGATATTGGGCCGGTGTGGCATACGGCAGGAACAGCCCGAGATGCACGCACTCGTAGTAGGTGCCGGTCTTGATCACCACGACGATGCGGCGGCCGTTGGCGACGAACCAGTACGGCATGGCAGAGTTCGTCAGCAGTGCGTAGTAGGTCTGGCTGCTGTTGTACTGGGCATCGAAGGTCTTGGCGGGGTCATAGGTGACATAGCCCCGCAGTTTCCAGTTGCCGTAGTCCGACGATGTCTCCGTCTGGATTGCGACATAGATTTCATCCGAGCCTGCCAGGCCGACGCCCTTGAGCACCAGTTCGGCGGGCGGCCCCGGTACCCAGCGCATGACTTGCCAGCGTTCGTTGGCCGGCAGCATCTGCTCGGCGACGAAGGCCTTGAGGCGGGTCAGCAGGTCGAAATAGTCCGAAGCGGTACCGGATGTCCAGGCCATGACGGCTCCTAACGCAGAATCTCGCGCACGGCCGAGCCATTGCGCGAGAGGATGTTGAGAATCGACTTTTCGCCGGCGGGGGAAGTGAGATAGTCGGCGGCAAGACTGGGATCGATCACATTGACGATGCGTACCGCCTGACCGGCCCCACCCCCTGCCGTTGCCGGGGCGGCTGGTGGCACCAGTCCGCCCTCGGCGAAGGCCAGACGCACACCCTGCCAGCGGGGGACACTGAGTCCGCCGTTCAGGGCGTGGAGGAAATCCACACCGAGCCGGCGCACGGCAGCGGCCCGCAGGACATACTCCCCGGCCGACAGACGTGCCGGGATCGAGTCTGAGGTCGAAGTCCCCGGCCCGCTGACCAGACCACCCGTGGCGAAGCCCTTGAACAGTCCGCTGATGAAGGCACCCAGGCTACCATTGCCACCACTGCCGCCACCGCCTCCCATCGCCCCGAACAGACTCTCGGCGAGCTTCTGCGAAGCGATCCGATTGATCGACGCCAGGACGCTGCGCGCAAAATCGGCGAAGGCATCCTTGGCCGACTTGGCGCCAGAGCCGATCTGCTCGAACATCGTGGCAAAGGCATTCTGGGTGTCGCCATTGATGCGTACCGCCACCTCGTCCGTCACCGTCTTGAGGCTGGCAATCTCGATCTTCAGCCGCGCTACCCGATTGACCGCCTCTTCCGATCCGGTCGATTGAGCGAGCTGCTCCATCTTGGGGATCAGTGCTTCGACTTCCCGTGCCGTCTCGGCCTGCAATCCCAGCAGCGTCTGCCGCATCTGGGTTTCGGTGATGAGGCCAGCCTCCTTTTGCACCTGGAGTTCCCGCCCCCGCAACGACAATCGCTCGGTCGCGATCTGGTACTGACGCTCGAAGCGGGCCAGTTCCGCCAGATCCGACTCGACATCGATCAGGCGCGCCACATCCTGCGTGCCGGCGGTATCGCCCATACGCTGCAACTGCTCGATCAGGGGCTGATACTCGCGTTGCAGCCGGGCGCGCGTGCTGTCGCCACCCGCACCACCCCGCACCTCAGCGAGCCGATCACGTACTCGCGCGAGTTCATTGGCGAGTTGCCTTTCGGCATTGGCCGCCGCATGAGCATTGGCCACCTCGATCTCGCCGCGTTGCTGCGCCAGAACGGCAATATCGCCGTCGAGCTTCTTGACCTCGGCCATGGCCCGCAGCCGAGTGGCCTCGTCCTTGCCGCTACGTGCTATCTGTTGCTGGGCATTGCGCTCCTCGGTCTTGCGAGAAGCGTCCTCGTCGATGGCCGCCTGCTCAAGACGGGTCTTTTGCGCGTAGTAGTCCCGAATCGATACCAGGCGATCATCCAGGGCCCGCTCGAGTGCAGCCTTCTGCTGATCCAGCCCGGTCTTGAGCAGGCGGAATTCTGCGTCGGCCTGTGCCTTCAGGACGGCCAGGCGCGCTGCACTGTTGTCCTTGTCTTCCGCGCCTTTCTTGATACAGCGCCCGCCACGCCATTCACCGCCCGAAAGGACGCAGGCCATGCGCTGCATGTCTTCTGTCGCCGCGCCCGTATTTCCCGCAGCGGAACTGGATGGCGCAGGCCCAGTCGGGCGCGCCTGAGGCGGATTGAGGATGCGCGCCGACAAAGCATCAACCTCGGCACGCGCCTTGACGGCGTCTTCGCGCATGGCTTCGCCGATCGCCTTGAAACCCCGGATGTCGAGGCGTGCCAGCGCAGTGAGTTGCGCGGCCATGCCACCGATCTCGGTACCCATCGACTTGAAGACGTAGGCGACATTCACGCCAAGGACGAGAATCGCCTCCAGGGTGGTTTTAAGGGCCCCGCCGAGAATGGCTGCGAACCCGGTCGCTTCTCCCTGGCCTTCGCGGATGGCATCGGTGACGACCCGCAAGGGTGCCAGCAACTCGGTGGCAAGCGAAATGCCCAACCCCGAAGACGAGGCTTTGAGTGCGGTCAGGTTGTCGTTGAAGGCTTCGGCCGCCTGAGCGGTTTCGGTCGACAACTTCAGGCCGAGCCGTTCGGCTTCCTGCATCAGTGCGCGGATTCCCGATGAACCCTGGTTCAGGAACGGGATCATGTCCATTCCGCTCTTGCCGAAGAGCTTGACCGCCAGGGCTGTCTTGGTGGCACCGTCCTCGAAACTGGCGAAGCGATCGGCAATCTCCAACAGGATCGTGTCCGATGACTTGAGATTGCCCGCCGTATCCTCGACCGAGACACCGAGCGCCTGAAACAGGGCGGCGCCTTCGCCCAGCCCGGAACGTGCTTCCGTCAGGTTGGCGGAGAGTCCTTTCAGGCCAGTCTTTAAGGTATCAAGCCCGACATCCGACAACTGGGCGGCGAACTGCAGCGTCGACAAGGCCTCGACCGAGATGCCGATTTTTTGGGAGAGCTTGTTCAGTTCGTCGGCTGAGTCAATCGCTCCCTTGACCAGTGCCGCGAACGCGCCCAGCGTGAGCGAGACCCCCAAGCCTGCCAGCAATCCCTGCACACGACGGGTCTCGTCACCCAGACGCCCGAGGTTGTTCCGGATGCCGTCCAGGGCGTTCCGGGTCTGGTCGACGGCGGTGATGAGGATCTGTGCGCGATCGGAAGCCATGTCAGTACGCGCCGGGCCGCCCCAAGCGTACTGACACCCCCTTGGGGGGCAGCGAGCGAAGCGAGTGAGGGGGGAGTCTCATATCAGTTGCGGTTCAAGTAGCGATTGATGGATTGGGCCAGTTGCGGCATCGCACGCCGCACCGTCCCGTCAAAGTCGAAGCGGCGTTTCAGGGTGACGCGGGGCACCAGGACGGCGATCGGGATTTCCTGGCCACGCTTGATCGATTTCGCCCCGGTTCGATGTCGCTCGGCGCGCTTGAAGCGCGTCAGGGCCGAGGCGTTTTCTTTGATGTTCTCCGCCATCAGGATGACCTTGCCGTCCTTGCGAATAAACCAGGCATTGCCGGAACGCATCAGGGTGTCGATCACCCGGGCGAAGGCTTTGCGCCACATCCGTCGCCCGGACTCGGTCAGCGGGATCAGCATCTTGCCGGTCAGGGTCGCCCCCCGCACATGCACACCGAGCCAGGAGACCCGTGACCCCACCAGCAAGGCCGGCAACCGCAACGGATCGCGATCCAGCACCTTGGCCCGCATCGAGCGCAGGAAGGCCGGTTTGCGGATCGCCAGATCAGACTGCATGCGGGTGCGCAGTGCGTCTGTCAGGCTGCGGCTGCTGTCACGCATCCCCAAGGCGACCGCCTTATGGATTGCCTCGCGGCGTGAGCGGGTCCAGGCGGCCAATTCGCGCTTGTCGAGCAGGCCCGTGGTGGTCAGGGAGATTTTGAGCATCCGTGTGGAACGCCTTACTTGCCGACCGCCGCCTCCGGAGGTTCATTGCCGGTGGATGGCCCGCGAGGTCGGCGTTGCGGCGTTATGTGAGACTCTGAATAGCCTTGCGGATCGCCTCGCCCGTGCCCTGGCTACCCGTGGCGATGACCGTCAGCAGATTGCTCAGCTGCCGCTGCTCCTGACGATCGATGGCACCGAGCCAGGCTTCGACTTGCGCCAGGGTGTAGTGCCGGATGTCCTGCCAGGCATGGCCATGCTCGATCAGCCGCTGGCAGGCGTCGGCCCAGACAATTGACTGCCGATGCGACTCACTGCCTCGCCCAGCTTCGGCACTACCCGCTGGATAAAAAAATCCGCATTCACCTCGAACAGGGCCTGTGCGAGACAGACTGCCTCATCCAGCGCCAGGCCGGCAATCCACTCGCGTGACTGGCGGCTGGCGATGGACATGGCGTTAATCATGGCCTCGCCGTGACTGCCCAGAAGACGCAGCCAGTCAGGTTCGATGGCGAGGTCTGCCGTGAAGGGCTGAATGGCCTTGGCGAAGGCAGGCAGTTCGCCCAGCACGAGCGGCGTGATTGCGATCGTCTGCTCCGCCACGCGGATCTCGACCGGGACGGGCGGCAGAACGGCCAGGGGATCCGTGGGCTTTTTCATAGGAGGACGATCCGGCCGAATTGACCCAACTCACCACTGGCTGACTTGGTCAGATCGGCGAGCACCTGACCGGACAACTCGAACTTGAGCAGGTCGCTGGTGATCACCGACAGTTCCTTGGCCGGGTTGATGGCCACACGGTAGAGATCGATGACGACTTCGCGGTTCGAATCGGCGGTATTGAGCCCTTCGAAGCGTACCCACCGCTCCGGCAAGGGCTGGGTGAACATCGCCGTGACATTCGCCGCGCCATAGGAATAGCTGGCGGTGATGGCCCCAGTAACGCCGGTGACGTCGGTGAATTGGAAGGAACCGTGCTTGGCATTCACGGTGTATTTCGTGTTGGCGACAGTGGTTGCTCCTGCCTTCACCACCAAGGACGACACGTTCTGCTTGGCGAGCAGGTACAACTTGTTGGCCTCGGCCGTCGTCGCAATCGCTTCGTCGGTCACGGTGCCGGTGGTCACGGCCGTGGTGCTGCCGTAGAGTGCCAGTTCGAGGTTGCTTGGGATGAGTTCTTCCAGGGTGCAGGCAAACTCGCCTTTCTTGCCCTTGATGATCTGCAGATCGGTCAGGCGTTGGCCGGACTGCGATTCCTGATGCTCGAGGGTCTCGACCGACAGGGAGACCTTGAGGTCGGGGACATTGCCGACAAAGTTGAGGCCGGCAGGATTACCGCCGCTGGTGCGGGCGCCAATGAATACGCGCCCCTGACCGGAGAAATAGGCCATATCGTTTACTCCTTCGATGGAAAGTTGTTCAGCCCTGGGCCGTCAGGTCATGGACCAGGGTGCGGTAGGTGATCTGGTAGCGCGCCGGAATTGCGGCAGCCGTGGCATCGGCATCCTCGATGTCCCAATCGCAATCCAGCTCCTGAAGTCCCAGCGTAGTACCGCCCAAATTCGGATCGGAGAACAGCGCGGTGTGACAGGCCACGATCAGCCGGTCTGCCATCACCTCGGCCGGTTCGGTGTCGGTGGCACGGGCAAGCGCGACGAGGCGGACAACCAGATGCCGCTCGATGCGGTCGTTGGCCCGCTGAGCGATGGATTCCGCCTCGGGAAAGATCAGCAGTGCCGGCGAAGCCTCGCGGGTTACTGCGGTGGTTGGTGAGCGCAGGATCTGAGCACCTTCGCCCTGCGCGATGGGTGCCAGGCGACTGGTCAGTGCCTGGAGAATGCGTTCCCGGATTGAGTTCATAGTGGATTTCCTTCGAGCATGAATCAGATGCGCATCAGCGTCGCCCGGCACTCCGTGCCGTCTCCCATCGCGCGAACTTCCCGTACCCGATAGGTAACGCCACCGATCACGAGTTCGTGACCGCTGTCGAGGACCACGTCTTCGGCGGGATAGCGGATGGCAAAGTCGGATGAGAGCCCTAGGCCATCGAGCACCTCCACATCGGGCGCATGGAAGTCCACCAGCACTTCCGCGCCCCCGATCATGGCAGATGTCAGCAGGCCAGCCCGACCGGCGGCGGCATAAAGATCGCTGACCGAGACCATCAGGCCATCGTCAGCTTGACCAGCACGCCAGGCCGATGGCACATCGGCAGCGGGTTGGACTGCGTGTGCAGATCGGTACCCCGTTCGAACTTGCGCGAGTCCTGCTTGGCGTAGAGCGGCTGACCGAGGGTATTGACGGTCTCGTTGAAGTCCGCCGGAGCCACGTAGGTGCCGAAAGTGTCGATGGTACCGATCGGGAAGGCATGGGCTTCGCCGGCCGCAATGAAGCGACGGGTCGCCCCATTGCCATCGGTTGCCTGACCGCGATACTCCTCGAAGACGATGCCGCCGAAAGTGAAGCCAGCGCGGACGTCGTCACGCAGGATTGCACCCTGCTGGAAATTCTCGTAGGCCTTCTCGACCTTCGGGTGGGCGATCAGTTTCTCGAAGAACTCGGGCGAGCACAGGCAACGCACGCCGGTCATGAACTCGCCGCGCAGGTTCTCCTCGATGTGCGCCAGAGTATCGACACACTTCTGGCGAACGTTGGTACTGTCCGTGGCCAGGGCGAAATTGATGGCTTTCGGGGCAATGCCGAACTCATCATAGAGGTTGTAGAGGGTCGAGCCGTCAGCATCGAGGATGATGCCTTTCAGTGCGCCCATGCGCAGGTGCTCCAGCGTGATGGCGTGCTTGTTGCGCATCGTCTCCAGATGGCGAGCCATGACACCGGCCACGGTTTCCAGTTCGGTTTCCGAACCGAAGGCGCGCAGTCCCTGGACTTCCTCGGGCAACACCACGTCGTCGTGGGGGATGTGGGGCACGACGAAGGAGCGCATCTTGCGCTTGTCACGCTGACCCACAGTACCGGGGCTGCCCACCGGCAAAGTTGGCAGCAGATTGAGCACGCCGTTTTTCTCCTCGATGAGGATCTGGCGGAAGCGCACCGGCTTGACCGGGAACAGGTTGAGCGACTCCAGCCGGCCGTAGCGATTGGGCAGGAGGTTGATGGCGGCCGTGAGGTTGGCCATCGAGAAGGCGGGATTCGAGAACGGGTTCTGCATGAGATAACTCCTCGTGGGTTCGGGTTAGACCGCGCGGCGAACCAAGACACCTTGTGCCTTGAGTTGGGCAATCGCAGTGGCCTTTTGTGGGGCGGTGATACCGGCTGGCCAGGTCAGGGCGTGATCGGCGACGACGGCATGACGGGCAATCAGAATCCCGTCCTCTCGATCGATCAGACTGGCGTCGACCGAGGTGGCGAGAACGCCAACGGCGACTTCGGTGCCATCCGTGGCGGCCGGATCGATCTGCTTGACCTTGGCCGTGGTGGCGTCGATGCCCACCACGGTGCCGAGCACGAGGTTCTGGCCTGCGGCAACCGTGACCTGGTCACGCGAATAGAGATTGGGGGCTTCGTACTTGAGCAGATCGCCCAGGTTCAGACCTTCGGTGATGACGGGCATGGCTTACTCCTTTCCGGTGAGTTTCTTGACAGCCGCCATCAAGGGATTGGCGGCAGATTGGGATTGCTGAGGGGCCGAGGCATCCGGTGCGATCGTCGAGCGGATTTCCGGGCTGTCGGCGCGCGAGGCCAGCAGTGCCTTGCGCACTTGGGCTTCGGAGACGCCTTCGGCGAGGAAGGCGGCGGTCCGTTCGGGATAGCCGGCAAGTTGGCAGAGTTCGGCGATGGCCACGGCGTCCGATCGTGCTGCCTCAGGTACGGGCGCGGCCGGTGCGGGCGTGGAACTGTCGGTCGTCTGCTCAGGGACAGTGGATTCCGTTGATGCAGGATGTTCTTGGTTCTCGGGTGTGGTCATGGAAGTGTTCTCCATCAGGGTTGAGGGGCTTGCTGCACTGGGGGTAACTAAGGGGCGCGTGGAACCTGAAACCGCGTGGCCGCGCGCCCGGCGAGCCACCAGAAAACTGCTGAATTCCGCGAGCACGGCATCGAGACCGCCGACGGCATCGGCCAGGCCGCTGGCCACGGCGTCCGGGCCGAAATAGATGCCGGCCTCGGTTGCCCGCACGGCATCGACATCGAGTTGGCGCATAGCGGCAACGTGATCCACGAACAGGCCATACAGACGATCGACCTCGGCCTGCAGACGGGCGTGGGCATCGGGGGTCAGTTTTTCGTGGGGAGAGAAATCGTTCTTGTGATCCCCAGCCGTGATCGGCGTGTAGCGATAGCCCTGCTGGGCATCCCGGGCGGTCTGATCGACATGCATGGCAATCACACCAATGGAACCGACGCCGCCGGTGCGGCTGACCATCAGGCGCGAGGCCGAGCAGCCAATCGCATAGGCTGCCGAGAATGCGGAATCGGCGGATACCGCCCAGACCGGCTTGATGGCATCGGCAGCACGGATCCGCTCGCCGAGTTCGAACACGCCCCCCGCTTCACCACCGGGGGAGTCGATATCAAGAACGATGCCTTCGACCGAGGGATCTGAAAGAGCAGCATCCACCATGCCGGCAATCTCGGCGTAGGACGTGAAACCGGAGGCCGGATCCAGTCCCACAGTACGGCGCACCAGCGAGCCAACCACCGAAATTACGGCGATTCCGACCGGGGCATCGATCGACGGCCGCTTTTGAATACTCGGCACGGCCAGATCTGACTCTGGCCAATTGACCCGCTCACCGAGCACGGAAAGGATCACATCCAACTTGGCACGGGCGAGCAGAAGCGGCGTCCCGTAGAGACGGGACGCAAGGTGAGGCAGATTCATGTCAGGGGTTCTCCGGGTTGTCGGGCGAGACAGGGACCGCTTGCGCAGTCCCCAGGTCATGGCGTGGATCGGACTCGAACACGAGGCCGAGGGCATCCGCTCGGGCGTTATCCGCTGCAATCTCGCGATCGACATCCTCGGCGTCGTAGCCGAAGGACGAGATCGCCTCGGAACGTGACAGCAGGCCGGCGCGCATCGCCGTCAGCATGGCGTTGAACTCTTTCTGCGGATCCACCCACTGCCAGCCTTGGGGTATCCACTTCACCGCCAGGTAGGCGCGCCGCTGGGTCTGGCCACCCCGGGCATAGCCCGACAACGTCAGCGCCCCTTCAAGCACGGCCTGCTCGATGAAGGCCTGCCAGATCGGTCGGCACAGCTGATGGACGATCACGCCATGCTGGAGCGCTTCGCAGCGGCGGCGGAATTCGAGGAGCCCGGCACGGATCGAGGAGTAATTGACCTGGGTGAGATCGCCGGTCAGTTGCTCATAGGTCACGCCCATAGCGGCGGCGACCGCACGGAACTGCATGCGCAGGAACTCGGCATAGCTCGCGCCGACATCGGCCGGCTGCGAGAATTTCACGTCCTCACCCGGTTCCAGGATTTGCAGCGTGCCCGGTTCCAGCCCGGCCAGCGCCACGCCGTTGGGATCGGCCGAGCCTTCGCCCATCAGGTTGTCTTCGGGGGCCAGGCGGGTGATGAAGCCGGCGAACATGGCGGCGGTTTTCTTGCGCACCAGTTCGGCGTCGTCGTACTGGTCGAGTTCGTTGAGCTTGACCAGGGCACGCGCCAGCCAAGGCTCGCCCCGGATCTGGCCCGGACGCAGCGGGCGGAACAGATGCAGGATTTCGCCGGCGTCGACGCGCGCAGTCTCCATGCCACCATTGCCGGACATCGGCGCCAGGGCGCCATCCTCGGGATGGGTGCGATAGAGGTGGTAGGCCACCCGCCGTCCGAGGCGATCGAACTCGATGCCAGCGCGGATCACGTTGCCGTTCTCCGCCGTGGTGTTGAGGGTCACCGGCAGATGCTCCGGTTCCAGCACCTGCAATTGCAGCGCCACGGCCAGGCCATCCTCCTTGCGGCGGTAGCGGATGCGGATCAGCGCTTCGCCACCTTCGAGCATGGCACGGCAGGCTAGCGCCTGTAGCCCGTAGAAGTCGGTCAGGCCCGCTGCATCGGCATCCAGGGTCCAGTCGCGCCACAAGGCCTGGATCCGCTCACGCAATGCCGGATCAGTGACCAGGGACTGCGGTTTGATGCCGGTGCCGATGGCGTTCGCCACATAGGATTCCAGGGCGGCATTGGCCCAGGCATTTCTCCTGACCAGGTCGCGGCTCTTGGTGCGCAGTTCCGTTTGCGTCGCGGTCAATGCCGCGACGGCCCCCGGGTTGCTCGGCAGCCAGGCAAACGACCGGCGACCGGCACCAGCTGCTTCATGCAGCGGGTTGCCGCCGAACATGCGGCGCGAGATTCGTTTGAGCCAGCCCATTCAGAACCCCTTTGCCGTGGTGATGCGGATCTGTCGGGCGGCACGCGGAATCAGTCCGGTGGTGACGGCATCCTTGTGCAACGCCACTTCGACCTCATGAATCGCGGCCGTGAGTTCGTCGATCGAGCGGTATTCGACGGTCTTATCGCCGAAGGTCACGCGTTTCTCACCCTTGGCCAGTGCGTCGCGCAAGGCCTTCAGCTGGGCCTCGGTGTAGGTCGGCGTGCTCACCGGAACACCACGAGGTTGATTTCGGTGGAATCGGCAAAGCTGCTCGAACCTGTCGCGCAGGCAATATCGACGTACTGGGCGGTCTTTTGGTCGGTGGTGGATCGCACGATGGCAATACGCTGTTGCCCACTATCGACGCTGCTGCGTGCGAGCGCCGTCCAGCAGTAGTTCGTGTCCGGGAACGGAGTGGCGAAGTACACGCGATAGCGACCTGCCGCTAGGCGCGTGACACTCGCGACGTTGTGCCCCGATCTGATGACGATGCTGTTGCCGACGTATCCAAAGCAAACCCATGCCTTCGCCACCCCGGGATGATCGGCACTGATCTTGGCTTTGATTTCCAGACCGATGCGACTGGCCAGCGCGGTGAGCTGCGATGCGAGGCTCATGCCTTACACCAAGGCGGCTTCGAAGATCGCGACAAAGTCGGTCGCAACGTCGCCAATATCGGTGGCCGCCACCGCACCGATGTTGGTCCTGGCCTGCTGCTGCTCCAGAACGGTGAGCGTCTGCGCAGCATCGAAGCGGACGCGCTTGTCGATGGCCGCCGTGAGTGCGGCAATGCCGGACTGATCGTTCTGCAAGGCCTGCTGGAGTTCCAGCAGCGTGTCGTAGGCCGGGTCAGCGCCACCCAGGATGTCCGCCTTGAGGGCATCGAGCAAGGTGACCACTTTGTTCGACGAATAGGTCGTCGTGGTCGACACCTGCAGGTCATCGATCATGACCGCCGTGACGATCGCGGCCTTGAGTTCGTTGATGGCGGCGACAAGACTCGACTTGTCTGTCGTCGTCAGGGCCGTCAGGGTGCCGGTACGACCTTTGACTGACCTGCGTTGAATCCTGATCCAGTTGCAGTGGGAGTTTTAAGTCTAGCGTAGAGCTAATGCAGGTTCAATCGTTGGCTCACCTCCTGAGGTGTTGGGATTGGTGGAAATAGGCTCTGATGC